GGCGTTAAGAGCGCCCAGTTCCCTAGAAATGGAATCCTCTGGAACCCAGGACGCAATGTCAGCCGAGACGGTGACATTGTGCCCAACGGGTGCCGGAGGAGGTTCATACTGGGACTGGACCTCTGGGACCATACGGAAGAGGATCGCAAGTCTACAAGCAAGGCTCCCGCGGAACCCAAGCTCAAGAAGAGTCAATCTAGTTGACCTCAACGAGCCTAAGTGCCACCGGAAGAAGACGACGCCCGCCCTAAAGCGAGCGCCGTTCTTCAACCCTGCTATAAACATGCGAAACTCACGAGAAAGGGAATTCACGTACTCGGAAGTACGCAGCCGACCAAACCGTAAAGTCGGTATCACCCGAAGGTGAAAACCGTCCCAACGGAACAGAGTTGAGTTCAGAGAACCAAACTCCGTGTCGACTGACGTCTTAGTACGCTCGACTTCCAAACCAAGCCCAGCAACCGTCGCCATCCAAATCTCAGACAGACAAGCTGTCGAAGAAAAAAGGATGTCGTCCCCGTTGATCAAGCAAGGAACCTTTTCCGCAACTGCAGGACTTAAACCCCCAGTACGCATAGCCCATAAAAAGGCAATACGGTTCTGGAGACAAAGAAGTGGAAAGCTTAAAAAGCTACCCATCATCTGTCCTACTCGCGGCTCGATCCCGTCAGGTGCTAATTTCTCGTGAAACAGCACAGGACGGAGAATCTTTAAGGCCTCCTCACGTAAACCAACAGGAACGCAAGACGAATTGTTGAGAATGGTTTTCAAGATCCTCTCTGCTACTTCGATAGACAGCTGGTCTGTCGCCGATTTGTAGTCGCCAGAGGTCAAAACTTCCCCGTCCCTCTTCGTAAAGCCTGCTCTCCGGAGCGAGCCGTCGGTCACATCGCCAACTGACAGCCAACGATTTCGTCGTAAGCGGTCATAAATTGAAGTGTGCAAAGGCTTCAAAAGTAGAGTCTCGCCAGAGAACTTCGTCAGAGGACGAGGTTTACCTGCGGACTGAACTACTATAAGCTCAGCACACGTCTCGATGCCTCCTGGATAGTACCCATTGAGGGCACCGTCCAGGAAATCCGAATGCTTGCCCTGCCAATCAGATTGACAACCCCCGTGCGAACGGACGCTGTCAACTGTACCGGAGAGGCCAGGTGAAGTGGAGAGAACATTGGCCTCGTAGATACCGGAATCCCAAGCCTTAGGAAAAAGGCGGCGGGTTTCTTTCTCTACGAAACCAAGGTAACCAGAAGGGAGTTCGCGCGCGGGGCGCGCAAACCCGTTGACAACTTCTCGAAGTAAAGGAAGCTCCATACACCGGCAAGAAGCGGGTAGGAGTTTCTTCACAGACTGCCAGGACATCCTTTCCTCTTCGAGGGAGGATGGGCA